GTCGGCGTGGGGGTCGGCGTAGGCGTAGGCGTGGGTGTGGGGGTCTCTGTCGGCGTAGGCGTAGGCGTAGGCGTAGGCGTAGGCGTAGGCGTAGGCGTAGGCGTAGGCGTGGGTGTGGGGGTCTCTGTCGGCGTGGGGGTCGGCGTAGGCGTAGGCGTCGGTGTCGGCGTAGGATTAGAAATATTTATGTTAATTGCTCCAAAAAAATTTGCATTAACACCATAATTTAAATTTAAATTATCAAGTACATTTTCACTCATATATACCTGAGTCAACGTGGTACAGTTTTTGAACGCCATATTACCAATCGATGTAACGCTACTGGGAATAGTAATGGTGGTTAATTTGTTACAGTTAAAAAACGCATTACTACCAATCGTTTCTAGCAACCCTTCTTGTAAGGTTACAGTAGCCAAACTGGTACAATTATAAAATGCACCATCACCAATCGATATCACGCTACTTGGAATAGTGATAGTGATCAACCTAGTACAACCAAAAAACGCAGAAATTCCAATCGTTTCTAGTAACCCTTCTTGTAATGTTATATTAGTCATATTAATACAGCCTTGAAATGCCGAATCACCAATCGACGTCACACTACTGGGAATTGTGATAGAGGTAAAACTTCTACAGCTTAAAAACGCCGATTCACCAATTGATATCACACTACTTGGAATGGAAATACTAGTCAAATTTATACAGCCCAAAAAAGATAAATTACCAATCGTTAGTAACCCTTCTGGTAAGGTTACTTTATTCATGTTTGTACGGTTCAAAAACGCCTCATTACCAATGGATGTATAACCAACAATAATTACTTCTGTTTCACCATTGTAAACCGCGTCTACTGCTGCTTGTGTTAATTCTGAATCGCCTGGTCCAGAAGATGTAAAAGTAATCTGAGTCATTGTACCATAATATACGATAATATTAATTATTTATTCCCATTTAACAATCCCATATAATAATACTTATCCACAGGAATATCTTTACCCTTGTTTGTTCTAAATATAGGACCATTCGCACCACCGGCTACGCATTGTGAACCATTTAACCAAACACAACAACTCGTTAAATTACAATTTTTTTCTGTAAGAGAACCACATTTATCATTCAATTCGCTAGGATTGGAAGAATATATAGAACACAAACTCTTACCAGTAATCTCTTCTAAATTATTTTCAAAGGATTCTCTAGTCCTATGCATATTTATATAAATGATAATGATTATGATAATGATAATGATAATGCTAATATACATTATAATTATATGATATTTAATTTTTTAATTTTTTATAAATTCAATTCATAACTTTTAGTCGTTTTCTTAATCTTATGTATACTTTTGCTATGCATACCTTTGCTATGCATACCTTTGCTATGCATACTTTTGCTATGCATACCTTTATGGCATTTTTCGCAAATACTTAATAAATTAGCTACATGATTTTTATGAAAAACTTGTTCACCTTCAATATAGTCATTAGATTTCTTGGCGCTATTTTGTGGTTGCAAATGATGTACTTCGCTGGCTGGTTCAATATGACATAATTCACAATTACCCACGATTTTTTGCGCATTAAAATGCGTCGTATTCAAAGCTAGAATATTTTTATCTTTAACATTATATTTCATCCGGATATCATGTGCTCTCTGCAGAAAGTCCGCCGGCAAATTCAATGATTTACACACCTCTAAACCATACATACTTTCCCCTGGACCATCCCGTAATTTACGATCATAAATCAGGACATTCCGCTCGCGGTCATAGCTCACCGCCATATGTAGCATTTTCAATTTTGTTAAAGCGCGTATTTCCTCATAATTATTGATCTCGTGAAAGTGCGTTGCAAATAAGAAGGTGCTTTCTTTTTTGTGTAGGATTTCTAAACCCGCGGTGAAAATACTTAGGGCGGAATCGCTCTCCGTGCCCGAGCACAATTCATCGCCGAGGACCAGGCTATTCTCATCCGCCATTTTCAGGATAGTTCGCAGTTCGGACATTTCGACTGCAAAAGTGGATAATCCTTTGAATAGATTGTCGTTGCCGAGGATTCGCGTAAATATATAATTATAAGGAGAATAGGTGAAGGTTTGACAAGGGACGTATAAACCGGCTTGTGCCATAATAAGGGCAATTCCGATGGATTTAATAAAACTTGTTTTGCCGACCGCATTGGTGCCGTAGAGGAGAATACCATTAGCACGTGCCTGCGCACGAGCCATACCATTAGCACGTGCCTCAGCCATACCCAAAGACAAATCATTCGTTACATACAGTTCATTCGTCTGTAGATGCTCTATTAAGGGATGGCGAATGCCTGTAAAAGAGAGAAAGGCTTTATTACTGTCATTATTAGCAATAACCGGTTTACAATAATTAAATTTATGTGCAATATAGCATTTACATTGGATTATATCAATTAAAGTGGTATATTTCACAATCTCCTGTATATAAGACTCAAATTTTGCAAACAGATTCACATAATTATTGAAGACCCACGTCATTTCTTTTACAATTTTCTCTCTAGAACATTGAACATCATTCGTGATTTGTTTAATTTGACTATTAGTAATAGATAAGTCTTTCTTATTACTTCCCATGGTATTGAATTCTAAATCTAAGAGAGAAAAGGTAAATGTTTCTTCTTTTTTACTATACGTAGAGTTATATGCAATGGTAACTACGGAATTTTGTTTTTGCACATGGCTCTTTAATAGGGCTACGCGCCGGCTGGTGCCGATTAGTACCGCGTCACTTTTCGGCGTTTCATGAATTTTTATATATTGGGTGTCTTTCCCGCCTTTTTCTAGTGTTTTAATAACGGAGGATAAATATTCTCGAATCGCTTCTAGTTTCTCTCTACCATCCATGCTTTCTTTCACCAATTTATCCATTGTACTGGATATATCTTTATTAATAAATACATCAGTATCACCATTAATATCCGTAATACTTAAACATTTATCTAGGTCAAATACTTTATTTAAATCCGCGAGGATTTCATTACATGTTCCACTTATGCTTGTTCCACTTATGCTTGTTCCACTTATGCTTGTTCCACTTATATCTTTACCTATATCCATAGTCATATACTTCGTAAGTGTAATATCTTTACTCGTATCTTCATATAAACTGCTAATAATTATTAAATCATGGGCAAGTAGGGCAAAATCTTTCGGGCATATTTTATTCATTATGAGTTTCCTGTGTAGTTTTTCCAAATCTTTAATACCACTTAATTTATTACGGATGATTTGCCATAAATTTTTATCTGCTAATGCCAAGGCTTGCTGTGCTAAGGCTTGCTGTGCTAAAGCTTGCTGTGCTAAAGCTTGTTGTGCCAAAGCCTGCTCTGCTAACATATGTTCAGTTATTGCATATGAAGCATTAAGTACACTTGTATTTGTTATAGGATTATGTAAATTATAAAGAAATTGTCTTTTACCCATGGTTGTCACACAATTATTGATTAAACTACTCACGGAGCGAAATTTGCCCGTATGCCGACTATCATCAATAATATTCAATTGATATAAAGAATGATTGGCTAAGATGAGTTTATCTGTGTAATTTTCAAACACGGGTTCGGCGAGCTTCTTAACGAGGTTCGGGCTATGTTGATGAACAAAATCTAACAGGAAACAAAAGGCTTGTGTGGCAACAAAATGCGTAGGAAAAGCCTGAAAGAAATCCTGCTCCATAACGTGGGGATAAAACTTCTTTAATATTTCTTTTTGGTATATTTGTTTCTCGGCGTTTTTTGCGAAGGTTTGCATAGTTGATGTATTTGTTGTACTTAGATCCACCTTGTGAATTTTACTATTTTGCAACCCTACAAACCCGATAATATCATTAATGACCTTCTCTGGCATATTCGCCACCAATAAACATTCACTAGGATTATAGGCAGAAATATAGCGTTCAAGTTCATCATATGTCGACGGGTTATGATTATAATCCGCACTAAACTGAAAGAGTGACGTTTTCCCCGTAAAAATATCAATATTTGCCACACCAATGGTCACTTGGCTCCCGATAGAATATTTACTAGCTACCGATTTATGTAACCATGCGCACATAATATTATTGGATAATTCTTCCGATTCGGGAGAGAAAAAGGTCCCAGGCGAAATGATTTCCGACAGACTGCGAGTGGTATTTTTTCCATTAATATCCTGTTTATAGAGAACAATTGTATAATCATGTTCTTGCAATCGTTTTAAATATTTATCGATATAGGCAACACCTACGCCTGCCATGACAACCTGTTTATTATGAAGCATCGATGTTTTATTTGCAATTATCATGTCATTAATACTTGCAAATTCTTCAATATTACTGCCGTATGGGCTGTCGATACCATATATACCGCCACCCTCTTTTCGTAGGCTATAACATTCAAAAAATGATCCTACTTGTAATAATACCATCGTCTTTGAGCCAAATTCGGCTTTCCATTTTTGCGTGTAATCTAGGTAGTCTTGAACGATAGACATTATCTCTTGCTATACTAGCATATTAATAAAGCTTTAAGTCCAATTTAATGGAAAAGATATATTGTTCGCCTTGTTCTTTTATTCTTTTTTGTTCTTTTAGTCTTAATACTTTTAGCCTTTTTTGTTATTTTATTCTTATTCTTCTTCTTCTTTGTTATTTTCCCACTACGTATGCCCCCACTACGTATGCCCCCACCAAGTAAGCGCGAGCTTGTAAGCGGCGTCTTCTCCGGCGGGACAAACTTCGGCGATTTATAAGGAGGGGGAACATACGGTTTATGTGCATTTGCATATTCCCGCGCCTTTTTATTCACATAATTTAAATAATCCGCACCGACATATTTGCCATTTAAAAAATCTTCAGGGCGCGCATTAAACTTATTCAAATACCATTTTAATTTATCCTCTACAAAACTATAATAGTTATTAGTGACTGGGGTCGTTACCCTCTTTTTATACCACTTATTTATTTCACCCACAACCGCCGGCGGATCATTTTCTACATAGAGAAAAGTATAATAATAATTATTCACTTCAAATGGAAACACTTGTATTATTTTATAAAGCGGCACAAAAATTGTTTCATTGCTAGGCAACGCAACTAATAAAATTAACGTATTAATATAGACCCCTGCTTGATTTTTTGAATCCATATAATAATAGCCTGGACCTTCTCCTAAATTATATTGTAACATTCCATCCTCGCCAATAGTATTTCTTATAACTTGATTGTATTGTTCCTGAAAAGTATTCATAACTTTGCCGAATGTAGTCATGATTTGGCTTTTTTGCGCCTGATTTATATAAGATAAATTGTATAAAATTTTCTTCACATTATCATTGGGTATCTGTAGTTGATTAAAGCCAGCACAGATTAATGGATGCTCAGGTTCTTTATCACAATCACAATCGATCTCGCCTATATTTTTCTCAATATTTTCAGTATTGTTAATTTGTAAACTAGGACTATATTGAGGGTTCATAAAATAATTATTTATTGCATCTACAGTTATCAAGAACAATTTATCCATATCAGGTGATGCATTTGTATAGGGTAAATTGGCTTTCTTTTCATAAAAATCACTATATTTGGAACTATAAAATGGTGTCCTAAACCAATCTTTTTTAGATTGGTTAATATAGGATTCTACGCGAGAGTCATCTGAGAGACATTGAATTTCTTGTTTAGTTTTTAAGACTATTTTATCTTTATTATAAGTGGAGTCTTCTCTAAATACGCTAATAAGTGCATGTGCTGGGTCCTGATTATCTACGGTGATTACAATTGCCGGATCATCCTGCGCAATAATGCTATATATGTCATTTGCGTTTTCTTCATAAAAACTAAATAAGGCGAATGGTACTGTTGTACTGGTACTTACGTTTGTGGTACTACTACTTACGTTTGTGGTACTACTTACGTTTGTGGTACTACTTACGTTTGTGGTACTTACATTTTTTTTATTAAAATAATCACTCGGTTCTTGAGAAATATAATCTTCTTTTAATTTTGATATGTCAAATAAATTTGAACTTAAATTAGTCATTATATTATAAGAGATAATATTATCTATTTCATTTGTTTTCATTGAAATAATTATGTATTAGTGTATCTTTACTTTTATTTGTAACATCCCCTGCAAGAATAGCATTTTCATATAGTTGTCGTAAAACATCATTCGGTACATCGCTGCCGACTTTCAATAGATTTTTACTACGCAGGTATGCTTTAATATCCGGAATAGTTTTTTTTTTCAAAATGGCTTGCTCAGTTTGCACCTTCCTCCGTGTTTTGGCATTCTTAATCAATACCGAAACTTTTCCATTTTTATGCTTTCCTAAAGAATATTTTAATGTTCGAGTAATCCTTTTTTTGAAACGTTGAGCAGGCGCAGGCACAAGCGCAGGCGAAGCAGCTAGAGCAGCTAGAGCAGCTAGAGCAGGCGCAGCCCCAGCAATAGTTTCATTATCAATATGTATTAAAGGTTTTAATACAGTTTCATGTCCATAGTTCTTTTGTGTCTTATTATGATATTGACGATAAGTTGGTTTTGTACCATTTTTTAGATTACTATAGAGTGGAGAAGCACTTAAAGGTTTAACTGATGGCGTATAATGCTGCGCTTGCATATGCTCTTTCAGATGTGTCTGCTGCGCTTGCTTATGCTCTTTCAGATGTGTCTGCTGTGTCTGTGTCTGCTGTGTCTGTGCCTGCTGCGCTTGTGCCTGCTGCGCCTGCTTATGCTCTATCAGATGTGCCTGCTGCGCTTGCGCATTCTGCTTCTTTTCTTTCATCTCTTCTGGCAGCTCGGTAGCAATTTGCAAGTGCACCTCATGTTCAACTTTGCCTTTCTTAAGTGTTTCATTTCTTTTCGGTTTACTTTTACGTTGTTTTGAAAGTTCAGAGAGAAAACTAAGAGATTTATTAAATTCGTTAGAAAAATCAGCATCAAATTCTTCTTTATCTTTGTCTAATTCATTATAAGTAATATTTATTTCCTCGGTATCATTATTTTCTGATTTATGTTGAAAATCCTTTATTTTTGCTAATAATTGTTTTTTCATTTTATTCGGTTTTAAAGTGGTTTGTGGTTTTTCTTTTCTCTCTCGACGTGGTGTACTTATTTTACTATTTGAGAGAAACACAGGGTTTAATTGAATTGTTTTATTACTCATCTAAACTATACTTATTTTAATTATACTAAAAAATGACGTAAAAATATATTCATATACTAAATAATAAATGTCACTTAGAAAAAAAAGAACAAGCACAGAATGTGGTTTTGAGAAAGAATCAAAAAGAAAACGGATAGGAATAAATGTCTATATTCCTATAAATAAACTAAATATAAGTGATGATTCACTCGCTGCATCATCATGTTCTGCTTCATCATCATGTTCTGCCTCATCATCATGTTGTAAAAAAGAAGAAAAAATATATACTCAAGAAGAGGTGAGCTATTTATTGACTAAACAAGAATTAACTTTTAGATCACTGTTAGAAGAAAAATTGAGAGAACAATTCAATATATTTAATCAGTTATATATCGATAATATTTTTAAGGAATATAAACAAACTGAAGTACCTTATATAAATTAAATAAATATATATATATATATATAAAATGACCTCTTCTAATCCGACTGTTGGTAATTGGTCTGCTTACGACCAAGACTTTGTTAAAGGCAAAGAATCCGCCAGTTATCTTATCGGCAGAGACACTCCTGACCCATTTTATGGCTGCCTTAAAGAATTTACCGCTTCTTACCAGTGTGGTAATATTCCAACAATGAAAACTATCAATATTCCGGGTGAAGCTGGCGGCAAATCCGCTTTATTTGATTGTTCGAATGAAAATAAAATGTGTAAAGGATTCCGCTTAACTTTAGGAGATGATGGTAATTTGGTATTATCCGATTCAGAAAATAAACAAATATGGACAAGTAATACAAGCACAACAGGGCTAATTATAGATAAGTTCTCTGCCAAAAATAGTAAATATGGAAGAAATTATCTATTGGCAGGGGAAACATTAAGTTTAGGTGAATTTATAGGGTCGCCCTCCGGTAATTGTTATTTAATAATGGAGGCGACGCCGGCAGGCAACGGTCTGCAATTAAATTATACTGTGACAAACTGTGATGATAACCAAGTTGGCAACGATGATTCGACATATGGTTTATTTAGTTTAGCTAAAACTGCTTATAATGAATTGATCGGTTCAAAAAATAAAATTACGCCTGGTTTTAATTATTTTAATGAAACCATAGAAGATAATGATAAAGCATTTAGCAGCGAACATTCACAAATGAAAGAAAATATCCATGATTATATGGGCATTAGAGAGACGCGACCACTAATTAAAGAACATATTCAACAATTAACCGCTATGGGCGAGGATACGGATTTATTTTTAATACGCTATAAATATCGGAGAATGCTGTGGTTAACCGTAGTTATTATTGTTATTTTAGGCGGTATAAAAATAGCTAGAAATAATTGATAATTGATAATTGATATTATATATTTTTTATATATAATATATAATATGTCTGCAATTGATAGCAATAGCATTAGCAATAGCAATAGCATTACGAACAATTCCCAGGAAGAAGAAATGAAAATTCTAAAAAATATTGAGCAGTTGCAAACCATGGAAAAAGATCTTTATAAAGAATTGGAAAATAATACAAATATCGCAACCAGTGCGGACAGTATTATTAATCGAATCAATCAACTCTCGCAAATACGTATTTCTCTCTATAAATCCTTGAATTACAATTATAAATCCTTGCAAACTAATGTGAATGAAAGTCGTTCGCAATTAGTTGACCTATCGATAGTTGTGGGTATTGTAGAAGAAGAATTGAATAATGCCAAAACACAATTAAATCAACTGAATCAGATAAAAAATAATAAAATGCGCATGGTAGAGATTAATACTTATTATGGTAAAGAATATAAAGCCCAATCGGGGTTGATGAAGTTGATTATTTTTGTTTTTATTATATTATTAATCTTAATTATTTTGTGGAAGAAAGGCTTATTACCTGATTCAATTGCAAAAATACTATTAGGCGTTGTATTAGCAATAGGAGGGTTTTTTATTATTCGTCGTATATTGGACATTTCATGGCGGGATAATATGAATTTTGATTCCTATAATTGGAATTTCACTCCGGATGGAGAGAATACGAATGAGTATCATAAAGAAACAAATAATAATAATAATAATCCGAATCAATTTAATGGTATTGATTGTATTGGCAATGCCTGCTGCACTGAAGGGATGAAATATGATATAAATGCACGTAAATGTATTAAAAATGTTGCGCCTGAAACATTTGTCTCGGGGCAATTGACAAAGCATTGCTTTAATTCTAAAGGTTCTAAAGATTCTAAAGCATTATCGGGTGATGACTACCCGGCGCCTTATGGTAGCGAAGAATTAATAACGTTTGCCTCCGTATAAATATATATATAATAAAAAATAATATATATATGTATATATGTCATTAAATATGCAAGATACTATTAGCAATAGTAT